GATGCCATTTGTGCGCTGTAGCGCATGGTCAAGCGGTCTATGTCAGCCAAGCGTTCAATGCTCTTGGTCAGGCTTTCAGATTGCGCCGATGGGTCGCCCATCACAGTGCCAGTGCCAGTGTTGTATTTAGGCGCAGTGCGACTGCCGCCACCACTAAAGCCAAATGCTGCCATGACGCCAACCATCGCCGCAACAGCCGCAAAGCCAAGTGGCCCTAATGACGCAAACATTGACGCTGCGCCTTCAGCTATTTTGACGGGAATACGCGCAGCCGCGCCAGCTAATGTTATTCCTGTTTTCGTTCCTTCAGCCGCAGCCGTGACAGCGGTTTCAGTAGCAGCGCCAGCAACAGCAGCACCAGTTGTGCCTGCAATCAGCCCGATTTTAACTGCTGCGCTCTTTGCAGCCATGACAAGCTCAACCAAACGGAACGCCTTTTCAGCAGCTTCCATAGCCTTGTAACCAGTCGTGCCTTGCTTGAAGAAGCCCTTAGCTGCGCCCACAAGGTTTGCGTATTGGTTAATCTGCAAACGAGCGTTGCGCTGTTGAGCTGCCGCACGAGTAGCGTCATCCTTAAAGCCAAGCTTCACAAGGTCATTGTATTTTTCTTGGCGGTCAAGCATTTGGTCAAAGACACTAACAACGCCACCCATAGCTTTACCCATGTCGCCAAATAGGGCGTCAAAGTTAATATCAATGTTAAGGTTGTTAAATGCTTCTAGAGTTTTTTTGTATTCATCAGCCGCCTTTGTAGCATCCTCGTCAGCCTTCTTTTTATCTTCTACCGCTTTCAAGTTGGCAATAAGAACCGCGCCGTTTGCAATGATTGCATCACGCAACGGGCCAGCCGCAACCGTTGCAGCCTTTTGATTTATTTCTAATTGCTTCAATTCAATAGATGTCTTGCCAATGGCCTCTGCCTCTAATTTATAGTTATTGGCCATTTCAGTTGCATCATATTGCGCCTGTTTTTTAGCATTGGCATCACCAACGGCCAAGATTTCCTTAGCTAATTTTTCGCTTCCCGCAGCGAGTGCTTGAACTGCTAATTTTTCAACGTCAAATGCCTTGACTTGTTCTGGCGTCATGCCAATTTTTTTGCCTTCTTCGACCATATCAGCCAAAGCGTCACGATATTTTTTCAGCGGGTCTTCAGCTTTTTTCGCGGCATTGCCAGTAGCAGCAATCCCAGCAGAAGCAGCAGCAGCGGGGACAGCAATCGCGGCCATTGCGTCAGCTTGTTCTTTAAGAACATCTGCTTCTTTTATACCAATCCTTAAAGCGTCCAAACGCTCTTGCTTTGCAGCAATGTCATTTTTAATAAGCATACCGCCGATAGGCCCGCGCCCTGCTGAACCCAACTGGGCTTGCCGTTCTTTGATTAAACGAATATCACGTTCCATCAAACGGGCGTCAATTTCCATTTCGCCACGTTTTTGCGCCCAATCAACTGACCTTGCTTGTGCCAATGCTTTTAGGGAAGCAATATGCCCATTGGTTTCTTCACGAGCGCGTGACTGCGCTGTAGCCAGTGAGTATATAACGCCAACCAGTGCGCCAATGGCTACAACAATCAAGCCAATGCCTGTTGAGGCAAGAGCAGCCTTAAACGCATTTAGTGCAAATGTAGCTGCGACACTGGCTGTGCCAGCAAGCCCCAAACCTACAACCAAAGCGTAAACTTGGCCTATGAATAGCACCAGTGCTTGCACACCCATTGCAGCCTTTAAGGCAACAAACGCAGCCGCCGCGCCAGCAACGGCGAAGGCAACAGTTTTTAATGTTTCTTGGATTTGATTGAGATTTTCGTTGAAGAAGGTCAAAGCTGGCAGCAGCGTGGCTTGGATAACTAAACCAAACGACAGCACAATATCATTTACATTGGCAAGGGCTTTGCCAAACTGGAAAGCAAAGGTTTTTGCCATTTTGCCAGCAGCCTCATCTGTTGCGCCAGCTTTAACCGCCATCTGTTCCATGATAACGGCCAAATCCTGCCCAGCTTTCCCAGATAGGGCAAGCGCAGGAACAAGTGCCTCAACGCCGCCAAACAGCGTTGCCATCGCGTCACTATTGCCGCCTGTTTTCTGCTTTAGTTCCTCCATGAACCCAGAAAGACCCTTGGCTTTAAGTCCAGCAGAGTTAAACTCAATCCCAAGTTGCGCTGCCAAATCTGTTGCTTCCTTGGATGGCTTTGCAATAGTCGCAAGTATTGCCCGTAAACCCGTCATGGCAACGCTAGTGCTTACACCGCCTTTAGTTAAGGCCGCCGTTGATGCAGTTAGTTCATCAAATGATATACCCATCTGCGCCGCTAACGGAGCAACCGCGCCAAGGTTTGAAGACAGTTCAGCAATGGTTGTCTTACCACCCTTCATAGCCACAAACATTGCATCTGAAACTGCCGTCGCCCCAGCAACCTTGTCGCCATAGGCATTTAATACGCTGGTTAAGCCGTCAGCAGCCGTCAGAACATCCGTAACGCCACCCGCTGCCAATTTATTGGATGCAGTAAGAATATTGTTGGCAGTAGCCGCATCAGATGCGCCAGCAGATATGATTTGATATAAAGCTCTAGCTTGTGTTTGAACATCTCCACCAAATGCCTTGGCTTGCTCACGAACAGCGGCGCTTAATTCATCGACCGATACAACGCTGGTATCAACAAGTGTAGATATTTCAGCTATCGACTTTTCAAAATCAACCGCGTTTTTTACAACCATCGCAAAGCCAGCTCCTAGCGATGCGAATGAGATAGTTTTAGTAATCCTTGACAATGACCGCTCAGTGCCAGTGGCGGCATTGCCTAAGCCAATAAGGTCAGCAATGGCAGATTTAACATCACGGCTATCAACGCCAATTCTTAGGTTTGCTAAATCTGCCACGCTGTAACCCCATTCAAAGTTGATTGCTTATAGCGCAAAACTATCGGCTTGTCTTGCCCACATTAAGTTTATCTGACCAAGATGACATTGCTTCAGCAATTTTCTGCCGCCGTTCTTCTGTCATGATAGATGGGTCTACCCAAGGTGCGGGGCAATTAGCTTCACTGGCCTGCCCCAGCATATACGCATATTCCTTAGATAGCGTGCGGACAGCCTTGGCTTCCCACGGTGTCAGGCTAATGCCTTGGTTGTATTGCCACGCAACGAGGTCAATCTCATCAATGCCAATTTGCCCACCCATGCCAGATGGCTTGGCAGGGCCAACCTCAAATAATATTTCAAGCAAGTGAGCGCCAGCCTCAATATGAGGCATGGCGTCCGACTTGGTTTCACGTCTTGGGCGCTTGGCCTTAGACGGTATTGTGTTCAGCCAAGCAGCGTGCTTGACGAATACGGTTAGTTGTTCAATCGTTCGCGCGAAAAAAGTTGGCGCGATTGCCAACAAACTCCTGCACCTGCTCTTTAATCCACGACCAATCAGCATAGACTGTGCGAACATTCTCAGGTGTGCATTCAAGGTCTTTACCATTAAGAGTAAAGCCAGACCATGCAGTTGTCAGCTTGACCAAATCGTCAATGCTATCTTCAGCGAGCTTTTCAGCGTCAAAATCGACAGCCTTCTTGCCCTTAGAAATACGGTTCAATGCAGCCTGTTGCTTGCTCATTTGAAGCTTGCGATAGACCTTACTATCCTGCCCAAGCAGTGTGATAGTCATGCCCTCAATAACTTCTTCCGTTTCGGGATGCACGATTTTAAGAACAGCGCCGTCGTCAGCCATTACTGGCTTTAGTGAATTTAAGTCAAAAGACATATTAAAACTCCATCCGATGCGTCCGATTAAAGTTCTCCCCTGCCGTAGTCGGACGCAGCCACGGCAGGGAAGCTTTTATGTCGTTAGTCTACCTTAACGACCGAATTGTCAATTTCAAGTGTAACTTCAGCCATAGTGATAGCGTCAGCGTTACCGACATTCGTTTTGTATGACATAACCTGTGCAGTGAAATACTGAATTTCACCAGTTACGAGAGCAACCTTAACGGATACCTGCGCGTCAGAACCAGCGGCAGCTTCACCAGCGGTCTTCAATACGCCTTGGCCTGTATCTTCAAACGAAGATGCCATTGCAAGCGTAACGGAACCATAGTTCAGAGAACCACGGCGCTTGGCAACGATACCAGTGCCAAGTGGCGTGTGAGTGGCAAGAGCAGCCTCTGCGCCGAACGCTGGCAAGTCAGAAAGCTCACCGCAAGCAGACCAAGTAAGAGCAGCAAAACCCGTAGCATCATAAGTTGCGGGGGCAGTGGCGGAAACGGAAACAATCGTCCCAACCGAAGAAACAATATCAGACATTAAAAACCTCCATGCATGAAGAAACAAAAATGAAACTCTTTGCGAATGATAAACAAATCACCGCAAATCGCGCTTCATGTTATCAATAGCAATTCGCACCATACCACGTTCTGCTTGCTTAGACCACCCTTCGAATTCAAGGCGGTATATGTATGGCAAATTGTTACTAATCCAAAATACGTTGCCAGTAGCCTTGGCAATATCTGGCATGGCACGACCAATAGCCAAGCTTTCAGCCGGTGACTTACCGCCCTCAAATTCAATGGTTTGATTTGACGGTGAGCCTATAGAGGTAAACCAGTTAGCCTTAGCCCTACCACTATCTACAGGAGTGTCGTAAACTATGTCTTTAAGCAAATTAAGGCAAATTTCACGCACCACCTTATCTGCGTTGCCTTCAGCCTTTTTTACAAACTTGCTTATGTCTAGCGCAAATGTGCTCACAGAAACGCCCTGTATGTAACTGACACTGGAATTACCCAGCGGTCACCAGACATGAATGCAGCGGATTGTGACGTTGATAGGATGGTCACGGTCACATCATCATAAACCAGCCTGTCACCACGCACAAAAGCAGCGGCCACAGTATCAGCAGTTGCGCGGCCAATGCCCTTGCTAACGTCTGCGGGTGAATAGACCAGCACTTGATAGATGCCGCCATATTCATCTGACGCTTGGTTTGCGAAGCCTACGGCAATCGTGTTGCCAGCTATAAGGCTTTCAGCCAGATAAACTTGCCCCGCAGTAGGCTTGAAGCGCGAGTTTTCCCACGCTGTTGGCAGGTCTAGTGTCGCCAGTTGTGTTGATAGTGCAGCGCCAATTTTAGTAAGGCTCATCGAAAGGCTCCGCTATTTGCATATCTACCGCCACTTTTTCGCCATTATCTAGCAAAAGGATATAAGCTATAACTTCGCCATGCGTATTGTGCAGGATGCTATCCAGCGTGCCTACATTCCAATCAGACGGAAACCAAACTCGTGTGCCTATTTGCATTAGTTTGCCCTCATCTGACAAATAAAGATAACGTCTTGGCCTGATAGCCGAATGCTTTGAATATCCATGATGCGATAGGTTGTATCATTAATTTCAATAAGGCAACCAATCACAGGCTCTGGAGTAATTAGCTCCATAATAAACCGTATATCACCCGCTTGAATTACTACCCCATCTATGTCCTTGGTGTGATACTTGGACGGGTAGCCAACGGCATTGACCGTGCTTGTAGTGCTACTGCCAACGTCTGCGCCAGTTATAGGGTCGTATTCTGCCCAATCCGTAAAGGTGACAGTTACAGCCTCGCCATATTTGGCAAGCAGTCTAGCAGCAGTTTGTGCCTGTGCGCTCATACTCTGTTTATTCTTACCTGTGCAAAGCTGCCGTCAGATGACGAAAGCAGGTAAGCCGACAACATACGGTTGACGAATGGGTAACGCTGCGTTGGGTCTGAATAATCTTGATATTCAATCTCAATTACGTCAATCTTTTCGCGCTTTACCCGTTGGCCTTGGTCAGCGATTAGCGTTTCACCGCCAGCAGCGCGGATAGCCATTTCAATGCAGGAATAAACTACAGGCACTGGCACGATGTTTGCATCTAGCAGGAAGCCATCAACAATTACGTTAGAGCGCGGCCATGATAGCGATTGTGTTGCGGTAATGCGGTTACCCTTCCACGCATCGCGGTAAGTAGCCTCAAGGTAATCAGTCGCATTTATCAGCGCCTGTTCCTTTAGTGTGGTTGAAAGCGTTGACCAGCCAGCAATGCCACGGTCAGTAACATAGCCATCCGCAGCCGAAACGCTGGCATAACTATTGGCGTTTGGAACACCAGAACCTGTTTCGACTACGAATGCCATGTATTAATCCTTTTTTGGACGGCCACGCTTTGATGGCTTCGATGATGGTTCCTTAGCTTCATACGCTTCTAGCGCATCTTCTTCGGGTTCATCTACCGCTTCAAGTTCTACTTCAACTTCAAGTTCAGCGGTTTGCTCGACATATTCTTCTATGTCCAATTTTTGATGCACTGGCGTTCCGGCTGGAGCAAAAATAGCATCAATGATTTTATAGCCCTCTGCCTGCAACTTAGCTTTACGTGCAGGGCTAATGGGATGCGGCTCATAAATGATTTTAGCCATAAACAATCCTTTTAATAAGGTTAGGGGCTGTCATTAGCGACAGCCCCATTCCTTTACTCTTATGCGTCAGCATCACCAATGGCAAGAACACCAGCAGTGTGCTTGATTGAGGTGGCAACCTTGTCCCAATTGGAACCAGTTGCAAGTTCTGCATCCGTTGGCGACTTGCCACCGTTTGCTACATCCCAGCTATAACCCTTAAGGGCAACGCCGAAGGTGTAATCGACTTGCATCGTGGTTTCGATACGGGTCTGACCGTTGCTAGTCTCGATGTTGCTGATAACGTCACCGCCATCATAAACAACAGCAGCACCATCGGACAAGCCAAGAACCTTTGACTTGTTAGGTGTGCCAGTAGCATACAACGCAGGGGCGTCAGTCACGATGACAGGACGGCCAAGGATGTCTACAACCTGCACGTTCTGTGCAACGAACAACTGTGCGCCGTTAGTCAGGTTCTGCGAAATCAGCTTGTGATATGCAGCGCCGTTCATGACGTTGGCAACAATGCTCGACGAATTGTCACCGAACAAAGCGTTGGCGGAGTTCATCGTGCCATAGGTTACAGCAGCATCAGCCGAAACGTCTACAGTCGTTGCAGCGCCTTGGTTGGCGATTGCAGCAACAAGAGCAGCGATTGCGGTGTTCAACTGGTCAGCCATCAAAGCTTCAGCAAAGTTACGCGATGCAACTTCAATGCCTTCCGAAGTAGGCTTCTGCAACCATGTAAGCTGCGAAGGCTCAAAGCGGATTGGGCCGAAACCACCAGCAACCTTAACGCCGTTCAACTGAAGCTGCGTGAGGTCAGTAGCAGTTGCCGATGCTTGCGAAGCATAACGGTCAACGCGGCGCTGTGCGCTATGCACGGCAGCGAAGAAGCTTTCTTGATAGAAGTCGCCGTCAAAGCCAGTGGTGGTCAAACGGATTGCGCCGTTGGATGCACCATTAAACTTATCGACCATTTGAGCCAGCGTCTCAATGGTAGCTGGCATTACGTATTCATTGAATACCTTCATTTGCGAAAGTGACATAACTTAAAATCCTTATGGTAGGTCAGGGAACATATTTTTAATTGCGTTTACCCGCTGCCCTTTATCACCGCCGAGGTTGCCCTTGGGTGCGATAGGTGTGCCACTACTGTTTCCGCCAGTGGCTCCACCACCAGAATTTGCGGGAGCAGAAACGAAGTGCTTGCCTTCGTCACTAGCGGCCCATTCAGTAATTGCATCAAGCAACGGCTTGTCACCCATGAGTGCGGAATATTGACCATTTTCTGCCGTCACCTTGGTATTAGCCTTCAACATCGCCTTTGCAGCCGACATAAATTCTGGCTTGATACCTGCTTTCAGCATCGCATCGTTAAGGCCATTGTCGATTAAATATGATTGCAACGCGCCGTCTTTCTCAGACAAACTAGCATTCAATGTTTCAATCGCTTTGGCACTTTCCTTTGTGGTCTTGGTTAGCTCCGATTTCAGCATTTCATTTTCATTCTGCAATGCTGCGTATTCGGCGGGGTCAATTTCAGCACCTTTGGCTTTCGCCTTTGCTACCTTCACTTCACCCAGCAACTGATTATTCTTTGCGCTAAGAACCTCAATCGCTGCTTCTAACTCTGCAATTTTATCTTCACTCATAGGTTTG